GCAGACGTTGATGACGCGGTTGTGGTCACCCGCAATAGCGAACGATCCTGAAGCGTTTGTACTGTTCGCGTTTCCTTGGGGCCAGCCCAACACACCGTTAGCTAAGTTCAGCGGGCCGCGCAAATGGCAGCGCGAGATACTGCGTGACATTACTAAGCACATCAAAGTCAACGAAGGTAAGGTCAACATGGACACGCTGCGCGAGGCGGTGTCCAGCGGACGGGGTATTGGCAAATCTGCGCTGGTGAGTTGGCTGATCCTGTGGATGCTGTCTACTCGGATCGGCTCGACGGTCATTGTCAGCGCGAACAGTGAGGCGCAGTTGCGCTCCGTCACTTGGGGCGAACTGACCAAGTGGCAAGCAATGATCATTAACTCCCATTGGTGGGAGATTAGCGCGACTAAGATCGTTCCGGCGCAATGGCTGACCGAACTGGTAGAGCGCGACTTAAAGAAAGGGACGCGCTACTGGGCAGCGGAAGGTAAATTGTGGAGTGAAGAAAACCCAGACGCCTACGCGGGGGTACACAACCACGACGGGATGATGTTGATCTTTGACGAGGCCAGCGGTATCGCCGACGCGATCTGGTCAGTCGGTGCGGGCTTCTTCACTGAGAATATTCTGGACCGCTATTGGTTTGCGTTTAGCAACCCTCGGCGTAACAGCGGGTACTTCTTTGAGACGTTTAATAGTAAGCGTGACTTCTGGCAGACGCGCCAGATAGATGCTCGGACGGTCGAGGGGACGGACAAGCAAGTCTACGAGCAGATCATCGCGGAGTACGGCGAGGATTCGATCCAGGCGCGCGTAGAGGTGTACGGTGACTTCCCAAGCGCGGGCGAGGATCAGTTCATCTCGCCGATGATCGTCGAGGACGCATTCAAGCGGCCTAAGTACAAAGACGAGACAGCGCCTATAGTAATAGGGGTCGATCCGGCAAGGGGTGGACTAGACTCAACCGTGATTGTCGTCAGACGCGGGCGAGACATCGTAGCGATTAAGCGGTACAAAGGCGAAGATACGATGTCAATTGTCGGGCGTGTAATTGACGCAATTGACGAATACAAACCAACGCTAACTGTAATAGACGAAGGTGGCTTGGGCTACGGAATACTTGACAGATTAACGGAACAACGGTATAAGGTGCGAGGGGTAAACTTTGGTTGGAAAGCCAAGAACCCCGTAATGTGGGGCAACAAGCGGGCTGAAATGTGGGGCGCTATGCGCGAGTGGTTAAAGACCGCCAGCATTCCGCAAGACAAGATGCTCAAGGATGATCTGGTTGGGCCGATGAAAAAGCCCAACTCAGCGGGCACGATCTTTCTGGAAGGCAAGAAAGAAATGAAGTCTAGAGGGTTGGCATCACCTGACGCAGCCGACGCGCTGGCGGTGACCTTTGCTTATCCTGTAGCGCACCGTGAGTATGTCGAACGGCCTAGGACTATAACGTCTAGTGGGTCTACAATGTCTGGATCTTGGATGGGTGCATAATGCTCAAGAAGTCTACTAGCGCAAAAGCATTTAAAGAAAACATTAAGACTGAAGTAAAGGCCGGTAAGCCGGTCAAACAAGCAGTTGCAATTGCATACGCAACCAAACGCGCGGCGGCAAAGAAATGAAGAAGGGACTCTACGCTAATATTCACGCGAAGCAGGAACGTATTAAGGCTGGTTCTGGCGAGAAGATGCGTAAACCCGGAACTGCCGGAGCGCCAACGGCAAAAGACTTTAAAGAGTCTGCTAAAACGGCGAAGAAAAAGTGAAGAAAGTTTCTCTGTCAGTCGGACGCGGCGAGAAGTTGCCGGTTAGCAAGGGTGCTGGCCTGACCGCTAAAGGGCGTGAAAAATACAACGCAGCGACTGGTAGTAATTTGAAAGCGCCAGCGCCAAATCCAAAGACGGAAGCGGATAAGGGTAGAAAGTCTAGCTTTTGCGCTAGAATGGAAGGGGTTGTAGCCCACGCCAAAGGCGATGCAGAGCGGGCTAAGGCGTCACTTAAACGCTGGAAGTGTTGATGGCTGACTACACTGGTATTAACGCTGTTGGCAACGTCGCACTGGGTGGTAAGCCACTTAAGAGCGACTCGGATGTGCTGTCAACGGCACGAGATCGCCTGTCGATGGCAATCTCGGCGTACTCTGAAAGTCGAGAGGATGAGCTAGACGACCTGCGGTTTTACGCGGGTAGTCCTGATAACCAGTGGCAGTGGCCCGCAGATGTGCTGGCAACCCGTGGTGCGGTGCAGGGTCAGACAATTAATGCGCGGCCATGCTTGACAATTAATAAGCTGCCGCAGCACGTACATCAGATTACCAACGACCAGCGCCAGAACCGGCCTAGTGTCAAGGTCATTCCGGTTGATGACAACGCGGACGTTGAGGTTGCCGAGATTTTTAACGGCATGATCCGGCATATCGAGTACATCTCGGATGCGGATGTTGCCTACGATACGGCTTGCGAGAACCAAGTTGCGTATGGCGAAGGTTATATTCGGATTTTGACCGAGTATTGCGACGACAATACGTTTGACCAAGACATTAAAATAGCGCGGGTCCGCAATAGCTTTTCGGTCTACATGGACCCGTTGATTCAAGACCCGTGCGGCAGCGACGCCGAGTGGTGTTTTATCACCGAGGACTTGTCTAAAGCCGAATACGCGCGGCTGTTTCCTAACGCATCGCCACTCTCTACGCTTGAGACGCTGGGTGTAGGGGATCAGAACCTGAGTCAGTGGCTAAATACAGACACAATCCGGATTGCTGAGTATTTTTATTGCGAATACGACACGCAGACGTTGAATTTGTATCCTGGTAATGTGACTGCATTCCAAGGGACGCCGGAAGACAAAGAGTTGCGGGCGGTTTACGGCAAGCCAAAGAAGTCACGCCAAGCGGATCGCAAGAAGATTTGCTGGACAAAGATCAACGGCTACGAAATCCTTGAAAAGCAGGAATGGGCCGGTAGTTGCATCCCTGTTGTGCGGGTGATTGGCAACGAATACGAGGTTGAGGGCCGGATTTACATCAGTGGGTTGGTGCGTAACGCAAAAGATGCACAACGGATGTACAACTATTGGACTAGCCAAGAGGCAGAGATGCTTGCGCTGGCTCCAAAGGCCCCGTTTATTGGATATGGCGGTCAGTTTGAGGGGTATGAGACTCAGTGGAAGACCGCAAACACAAATAACTGGCCTTATTTGGAGGTCAACCCAGATGTAACGGACGGTCAGGGCGCGATATTGCCGCTGCCCCAACGTGCGCAGCCGCCAATGGCTTCATCTGGGTTGTTGCAAGCCAAAGTGGGTGCTTCCGAGGACATTAAGTCTGCAACGGGGCAGTACAACGCTTCGTTGGGCATGACATCTAACGAACGCTCTGGCAGGGCTATTCTGGCCCGCCAGCGTGAGGGTGATGTTGGTACTTACCACTACCAAGACAACCTAGCACGGGCTGTTCGGTACGTTGGTCGGCAGTTGGTGGACATGATCCCCAAGATTTACGACACGCAGCGCATCGCCCGAATTATTGGGATTGATGGCGAGACGAAGATGGTCAAGATTGACCCGACGCAAGCCGAGCCAGTGCGTAAGATCCAGAACCAAGAAGGGATTGTGATTGACAAGATCTACAACCCGTCTGTTGGCAAGTACGACGTAGTGGTTGCAACTGGTCCGGGTTATGCCACCAAGCGCCAAGAGGCACTTGAGGCAATGGCGCAACTACTGCAAGGTAATCCACAACTTTGGACCGTGGCTGGCGACTTGTTTGTCAAGAACATGGACTGGCCTGGTGCTCAGGAAATGGCAAAACGCTTTGCCAAGACGATTGACCCCAAGCTCATGGGCGACGCCGAAGATAATCCAGCCTTGCAAGCCGCCAACCAGCAGATGCAAGCGATGGCAGCAGAGTTGGATCAACTGCATAATATGCTTCAGAATGTCGGCAAGTCGATGGAAGCGCAGGACATGGAGCGCAAGGACTTTGAGGCGCAGATTAAAGCGTATCAGGCTGAGACGCAGCGTATTAGTGCTGTTCAAGCGGGTATGTCAGAAGAGCAAATCCAAGACATTGCGATGGGCGTGGTCGCTGCGGCTATGGAGTCGCAGAGTTTGATGAACCAAATGCCTGAAATGCGTGAGGAATCCATTCCAATGGAAATGACACCGGAAGGTATACAATGAAGTGTGCGGATTTCATAGGCTTATTGTTCTTGGCGCGGGACGTAGCGCATAGCGTACATCTCAACACGCGCAGCTACAGCAAGCACAAGGCGCTTGGTCATTTTTACGAACTGATCATTGAAGCGGCAGATGACTTTGCCGAGGCTTATCAGGGACGGCATGGATTGATCGGACCGATTACGCTGATGACTGCCAAGAAAACGACTAATATCGTGGAATTCTTGGAAGAGCAGTTGAAAGAAATTGAGGATTGTCGGTACGAAATTGTTGACAAAACAGATATGGCTTTGCAGCAATTAATTGACAATATCATTGAAATTTACTTGCGCGCTCTTTATAGACTGCGCTTTTTGGCATAAGGACACATTATGGAACTGTTAAAACCTCTTAGCAAAGCAGACTTTCCTGCATATTCTGTGGCTTACACAGGAACAGCCGGTAACACTTCCACATGGAATGCTGGCCCTCAAGGTGTAATGGTTTGGTCTGACCAACCGTGCTATGTAGAAGTTGGCGAAGGCGCTGTAGCCACAACTGCCAGTACACCTATCCCTGCTTTTACTCCTATTCCTTTTGCGGTACCAATTACTGTTAGCGGCGTATGGCGTGTGAGCGCCGTTCAAGTGTCCACTGGCGGTACTGTTTACGCCAAACCTATTAACAAGCAATGAGCTTTGGTGTAGCTTTACGCAACGCTGTTGGCCTTGGCTTGGGCGGCATCATCTCGCTATTTGGCGGGCAAAGCAACGCACAAGCCCAGAGCAATCTTCTTACCGAGTCCTCCGACAACCTTGTACAAGAGGACGGTGGCTTGATTTTGCTGGAGTAACAAATGCCCGCAGTATCGCTTTCAGCCTTTGGCGGCGTTGGTGCTCAGTTTTTTGACAATAACGGTGTCATTTTAACTGGTGGAAAGATTTACACTTACGAGGCTGGCACAACAACACCTCTAGCCACATACACTTCATCGTCTGGCAGCACCGCGCACACCAACCCAATTATTTTGAATTCTGCTGGTCGAGTACCCAACGGCGGTGAGATTTGGATTCAGCTTCGATTGTACAAGTTTGCGCTTGAAACTAGCACTGGGGTTTTGATTGCCACATACGACAATGTGGGCAGCAGCTTCAACGCTACCGCAATTATTGCCAACTTTACCGGCAACGGCTCTACGGTTAACTTTACGTTGGCAAGCGCTCCTGCGGGCGAGAACGCAACTAATGTGTACATCAACGGAGTGTACCAGCAAAAAAATACGTACAGCGTTGCTGGCGCTGTACTCACATTTTCAGAAGCACCTCCAGTTACTTCATCAATTGAAGTCAACTACGTCTAAGGAAAAATCATGGCAGATACCAAAATATCAGCTTTACCCGCATCAACTACGCCGCTTGCTGGCACTGAGGTGCTGCCGATTGTTCAGAGCAGCGCGACCAAAAAAGTTAGCGTTGCCGATCTGACCGCTGGCCGAGCAATTAGTGCTACTTCAGTTACTGCATCAACAGGTAATTTTGTAGTTGGCACATCTGGGCAAGGCATTGACTTTTCTGCGACACCGGGAACAGGCACAAGCGAGTTGCTGGATGACTATGAAGAAGGTACTTGGACACCAGTTCTAACAACTACTGGAACAACCTTTACAAGCGTTACTTATGACGCAGCAGTTTATGGTCTGTACACAAAAATTGGAAATGTGGTTCATATCCAAGGAATGATGCGTACTGATGCAGTAAATGCAACGGGCGCAACAGGTCTGCCAATTATTTCGGGCTTACCATTTACAGCTTCCGCTGGTACTGGATTTAGAGATGTTCCAATCAGCATCTCACGGGTAGAAGGATTTGTCACAAACAATCCGTCTTCGGCGGCTGTATTTGAAAACACAACACAAATTTATATTCAATACAGAACAACTTCAAACGGCGCTGAAACTTATTTGCCATTGGCTGCAATTGGAACTGGTGCAGACAACAACATCATATATTTTGCGGGAACGTATACCGCAGACTAAAGGAAAAACTTATGTCGTTAACAAAAGTTTCTTACTCGATGATAACTGGCGAAGTTATCAATGCGCTTGATCTTGGCGCATTTAATAACGGTACAAATTCATCTGCAACTGCAACTGCGCTACAAGCTGCGATAAACAAAGCCAATGCAGCAGGTGGAGGTGTTGTATTCCTTCCTGCGGGAACTTATGACATTGGTTCAACCACGTTGTTGATGAAAACTGGTGTGACGTTGCGTGGAGAAGGAAACAACTCAACCATCATCAAGGGTTCAAATTACATTCTTGATTATGGTTCATGGGCTGTAGGAGGTACGCAGAACACTCAGCTATATAACTTGCAATTGTGGTGTACTGGCACAGCAGGCTGCCTATTATTGACTGGCCAAGCATCTGGCGATTCTGTGACAGGTGACGTTGTTGCGTTTGATGTTTTCTTTAAACACGACAACTCAATCGTTATTGACCAAACTAAATTCTTTTACTCAGGTTTTTGGAACATTGAAAGATGTATTTTTCAAAAGTTTTTGCATCTTTCCACTACATCAAATTTGAATAGCCAAGGTTTTGGAATGTTGGTGAACACCATTCGTATCACCAACAGCACATTTGGAACTTCATCAAATACTACTGACTATGCAATCAAGTTTGCTAGTGCCGCCAATGTCACTGGTGTTAATCAAACTTTGATTCAAGGTTGTATTTTTGAGCAAACCAACGCAGGTGGCATTAGATACTTAGGCGGTCAAAACCATTCCTTTTTAGACAATTGGTTTTTTGATGCTGTTAGTTTGTACAACGCAGTTCGGATTGACGCTCCAGCATCTTTTATTTCTATCAAAAACGTATTTGCTAGAGATGCTGGCGGCGCTAATATTTCCAATGCAAGCAGTGGCCCAGTTGTCATGGAAAACTGCAACATCACAACTGGCGACACGCTTAATCCGGGTACGGCTTTACAACCCCCAAGGATTACATCAACATTCATGCCGCTGACCAGCGGCGGCCCATTGCTTTGGGGGTTTAACAACAATGGAAACAGCATTTATCTCAGCACCAATAAAGTTGCTGGAATGCAAGCGATCAACATTGCTTTACCTCCAACACTTGCTGCTGGGACTATTCAGATACCAGTTCCGGCGCAGTACACAGACTGCTTATTTCATTTTATTACGGCGTGTAAACTTAAAAATGGAAGTACCGCACTAGCCAATCCAGGTGGCACATATGATGTGGCAATTCGTTGCTGGGCTGGAAGTCCTGCTGGTGTGTTGTTTAGTTGGACAAATGCAAATACTGCTGTTGCCGCTTTTCAAGAAATTTTAACCAATGACAGTGGTTCTTACGATTCAACAGACTACACGGATTTCTTGGATTCACCGGGTTTGGCAGTAGCCCGTCAATTTATCTATGTTGATCTCATTAAGCAAGGCGCTGGACAAGCAACTGGCTATATGTATCTCACTCTCTACGTCATGTGAAAGGAAAACATAATGGCACTGACAAAATCAATCTTGAAAACTGTTAATGGTGAACAAAAAACATTTTCAAATGCGTACATCAAAATATTTAGAATCAGCGGGTCAAAAATGCTAATTAATGCAAACATTGAAACGCTTTCTGAAAAAGATGGTAATCAGCTTGAAAAAACTGTTCATTCTTTTAGACCCACATTAGACGGAAACAATTTTATTGCTCAAGCATATGAGCAAATAAAACAACTTCCAGAATTTGCAGACGCAACCGATTGTTAAACCAAAGCCCAAGTGGATTCTTGGGCAAGAAAGGAAATATCATGGCTCTCGAAAAAATTGAAGTTGTTGACATGATTGAAGTCATTGAAAACAACTGCGTTCAAGTTCGCACCAAAATTGCTATCCTTGAAGATGGCGTTGAAATCAGCAACAAGTTCCACCGTCACGTTGTTGCTCCAGGCGATGACTACAGCAGCGAAGACACCCGTGTTCAAAGCGTATGCGCAGCTTTGCACACTGCTGAAGTTGTGGAAAACTATAAACTTGCGCAAATTAACAAAACACTTGCATAATACTGTACCGGCCCAGCAGACCGGGGAATCTTAGGATTCAAAATGTCGGAAGAAGTAGCGATTGAAGCGGAAGTAGCGCCCGCGCCGGAACTGGAAGCCACGGCGGCCCCAGAACCTGTAGTAGATACGCCGGAAGTTGCGCCCAAGACCTTCTCGCAAGAGGAACTTGATGCGGCAATTCAAAAACGTCTCGCAAGAGAACAGCGAAAGTGGGAGCGTGAGCGTCAAGCGCCGCCGCCCGTTGCCGTTGATGTCCCGCCAGTAGATCAGTTTGATTCGGTTGATGCTTACGCAGAAGCCAAGGCAATCAAACTAATTGAGCAGCGCGAACAGCAGCGCCAACAAGCGGAGATTCTTGAGGCATATCACGAGCGTGAAGAAGAGGCTCGGTCTAAGTACGATGACTTTGAACAGGTCGCGTACAACCCAAGTCTTAAGATCACGACCGTGATGGCGCAAGCAATTCAAGCCTCTGATGCTGGCCCTGATGTAGCGTACTACCTTGGGTCCAATCCAAAAGAGACAGATCGCATCTCTCGTCTTAGCCCGATCTTGCAAGCAAAGGAGATTGGACGCATTGAGGCTAAAATAGCCAATGATGTGCCAGTTAAACGTACTACGTCCGCGCCCGCACCGATTAGTCCGGTAACTGCCAGAACTTCAGGCAATCCGAGTTATGACACG